AAGCATCATATATTGCAAGGCATCATGGATGTGAGAGTACATATTTTTCTCAGGTTTATCATCATATCTTTCTCCAGATACTTGCATACGTCTATAGCAATAACCACCTTGAAAACCTTTGATTAATGTAGCGCATCTTCTATCAATCATAAAGGCTGGCAATCCCTCTGCCATCTTAGTTAGTTGAGAAGAAACAGATTCCAATCTTAAATCAACACTATTGCTGGGAGCTGGCACAGCTTTCAATCCAGCACCTCGAAGTATTTGAAAGGGAGTTGACTCATCTGTCTGCGCTCGGAAATCACCAGCTGGATCACCATAAATGTAAACATCAAGACCATTGAATCGTGTCGCAATCTCTTGCCGCAGTAACTCAGCAAAACGAACTACACCCATATCCACAGCAACAATCTCAGCTTGAACCAACCATCGACCTCGAACCTTTTGACCAAAGACAGCAGAAGGAGTCAAGCCAAAGTCAATCCCAACATATAGTGGTATACCAACAGCAACTGGTATTTCTTCATCAGCTACATGAGTTTCAGAAAGAAAGTCAGGATAAACTGGTTTACCTTCCTGAATCAATCCTAACCTATTCATTACATAAACATCTATCCAGTTCTTAGTCTTACCTCTTATCAGGTTAGGATAATATGTTTCTAAAATATTTTTTCGGTTCTCTGCATCTTTATTCAGAGAATAAGAAGTAACTTCTTTTCTATCATTGATATGTTCTATCATGGCTGGAGGCTGTGCAAAAAATTTCCAGTTGTCAGGCTTTACCAACATAGTTGCTTGCTCTCGAGGAATGTGATCAGGTATTGGAACCTCTCCTGACATAATAGCCCACCAATGATCTTCTTCTGGTGCATTAGTATCACAGATAACACCTGACCAACTAGCACCACCCTCACGCATACTTGGATATCTTCCAACACGCATAGTACACGCATCAACTATACTCTTTGGTATTTCTCTTGCTTCGTTAATCCATATCCCAGTAAGTTCTAATGACAACAACTTCTTTACATCTTCTGGTCTATCTAACGCTAAAAAAATTACTTCGAGGTCTAGATCATTTACTTTGATGTGGTGAGTATAAGGAACAGACCAGTGAAAGTTACCCCAGTCTGATTCTGGAAACCAGTCTAACCATGTCTTGATTGTTGTAGTTCTTAGCTGGGGATTGGTGTTTCGGATAACAGCCCATCGAGATTTCCGAACTCCATCATCATTTGGTTTCTGTTCTAATGCTCTTCGGAATAACTCAACACAGCATCCAACAGATTTACCAGAACCAACTGGACCTCTTATACCACGAAAAAAACTATCATCTTTCATAAACCCTTTGAGAACATCCCCATCAGGTTTGTACTTAAACTCTGTCACCTTTATCTACACCAGTTCTAATCATTGCCTCTGCAACCTCAGGTCCAATATTCTCGATGACATTATCTAGCATTTTATTAGTGACGAAAGAAGCTCCATGCTTCTCATCAAAGTATTGAAAGTGTATTTCTTTTACTATGCGTCTTAAATATCTATGCTCTTCTGGTTTGAGATTGTTTATAAAGCTCATGAAAATTTCCTATAGAGTGCTGTCTTTTTTGCAATCGCTTTTGGTTGAGAAGAAAATTGTTTCCCTTTCTTCTTTGCTTTTCTTTTCTCTGCTGTGGTTCGTGCGTACTCTTCTGCTGTAAGAGCTTTGATTGCTTTCTTTGGTAGATATCTTTCCCCAGTCACGGAAGACTTCTTGCCACTTTTCGTTTGCCAGTCTTGTTCTCCCCAAGCCTTTAAGCTTCTCTGTGACTTCTTCATTAGGTATATCCACCACCACGCTTCTTATAAAGTTTAGCCAGGAGTTGTGCTTTTCGTGCTGACCATTTACCAGCCGCCGTACCTTGAACAGCTCTAGCTTTTATAGAGTTGAATAAAGCTTTACGCATCTTTGGTTTGGTATAGTTACCAGCCGCATTAACTGCCATGACCTATGCCTTATATAAAGGTTTCTTTTTCTTCTTTGACTTCATAATTTTTTCTTGAAGGTCTTTTGGTAAAGTCTTCTGCTTGGCAGTTAAACCATTACCATTCTTCTTATCTCGAATAGAACCCATTGTCTGTTTCATGATTTACCTTTCTTTGCTTTGTTGCGTTTACTAATAGCTTTTGCTTTCGCTCGAGCATCAGCTTTGCTACTTGCTCCCCATGCTCTTAGACTTAGAAGAAGCCTCGTTGGTTTTCCCTTTGAGTCTCTTTCCGGCCCTTTCATGTTTCCCATTCTTGCTAGAAAGCTTGCTCTTCGAGGATTGTCTCCTGACTTTACTGGTGCTTTGAGATTCATTCCCTGTTTTCGAGCTGACGCTCTTCCTGCCGCGTTTAGCCCTCCCTTTGGATTCTTTCCTCCCTTGCGTTGCCACAGTGGTGTCTTTGCCATGAACAATCTCCTTTTCAGAAAGACTATCTACGTTCTGTTTTGTTTGCAATAACTTTTTAAGTAGACCAGCTACCATCACTCCAACCCTCATATCCCCATACTCCTATATATCATCCACAAGCTCCACATCGTCCACATGTAAAACAATAACGAGCTTTTTTCAAGAATAATGTGAGGGCAAGACCATTACGTGTCATTGGCTTGCCAATTTTTACCCCCCACTGCGTTAGTAGGATATTGCAAGCCAACGACAATATATATCTGTGTATTTGCGCGCTCCGCAAGCGTCACAAGCAAATACTTTCACTAGCTCGTATAGTATACAGAAAAGCATCAAGACAAATCAATCTTTACATTGACATTACCAACATGGCTATGCATTACCTTATCTGGTGCTTTAAACCCAGCACGATCAAGCAAATCTTTACTAGCTTCAAGGCTAACGTATTCAGACTTAGCATTGCTTGATAGCTGTACTATCTTATTCAACGCTTTCGTAGCATTTATGCTCATGTTGTCTGCTATTGCTTGCATCATGTACTGTTGCACATGTGGTGTTCTCAAAGCCTTGCTAGCAGTAACTCTGCCTGATTCACCCTTTGCGTATCCAGCTTCATCACTTGCTTGTTTGATACTGCATCCTTTTGCTACTAACGTATCAACCAGCTTCTTCTGTTTCTCGGTTATCTTCACAAGTGTCATGCAGTCAACTGTGCCGTATTTTGTCTGTGCTTGTCAATACATTAATTTTACATTCTACAAAGTTTCCTAAATCTAGTGCAGACGCACGAAAGTATTTTGTGCTGTCTAAATCGTCTGCAGATGCACACCGCCTACGATGCCCAAGAGGGCAGACCAGAGGATCGCTTAACGGCGGTCGACTACCACTTTCAGAAACAAGATTACACTGCAACATGGCTTCGTGCCTAACCATGCCTACGTTCCATCTTGTTTCCTAGCTGACTTCTGCTGTGCTAGCCGATCTTTCGACAGGTCAGCACTATCATTCATTCAAAGTATTGCCTTTCACAGAAAGGTAACAAATCTCTGATAGACGCTTGCCAAACATTGCCTACAAGCCAGTCATTCGGACGAAAGAACCGAATAACGATGTCTCGTAGACTATGAGTGGCAAGTTCGATTTGTCCGCAGTAAAGCAACTCAGACTACGCATAGACACGCCTAATTGTCTTCGAGACGCTTGACTGCGGTTTTGCCGTGTGGGGAGACGAGCGAGCTCATCTCCAACAGGGCTGGCAGATTCTTGGTGGATTGAGGACACCAATTTGGATGTCCTAATTTGACAGCCGTGGTCGTCAAATTAGCTACAAATTGCCTTACCTAAATCCAGTCGAATCGGCACTGGTTTTAACTTGTAGGCAATACCTATGAATGTATGATTGTCTATTTTATTTTAACTTTAAAAAGGAGACTATGATGTCTAATTATACAAATATTATTAGTGAGTGTGAAAAGTTACTTCGATTTGGTACGCAACAGTTACAAAATCTGCGTACTAAATACATCGTGCCAGCGTTGGACAAGATGCACAAATCGAAAAAGGATGTGGATTCTCAATTCGCAGATATGGATATTGGAAAATCGTTGGCACACATCGAGTGGTTCTTCGAGGGTGAGGGTCAAGCTTACAATCCGCATGACCTACACTACGATGTGGACGCAATGGATGACGACAAGCGTTACGTTCACAAGAAACGCGTTGGAGATGACGAGTTTGAAATCTCCGATGAGATTGTTCCAATCGGACAGTATGGCTTCAAAAGATTACTTCCAAAGTATCTATGGAACTCAACAGGTATGGATCAGTACAATGCCATTCAGGGATTGGAACAGATGATCGCAAAAGATCAGGACAATCTGGACGACTTGTGTGCAGATGAAAAGATCGATTCTATCCAAGCTGATCACAAGCAAGATCGTATCAACTACAACTCAGAGACAGCAGTCAAGATGAAGTTCTTCCAAGCTTGGCTAGAATCTTGGTACATGAAACTCAATGATGGTGAAATATACATCAAGCCTGAGACTATCAAAAAGGTTGAGCAACACTTTGCTTCAAAGGCAAAGGAAGATACCAAGAAGAGAGCTAACGAGATCAAGAAGGCACTTGGTCTCAAAGCAAAAGCTTCTACTGAGTTCAATCTGTAACTAACATCAACGAGTGTCACCCCTTCAAAGGGTGGCACTCACAAAATCAAGGAGATACAAAATGTATATATCAGATACAAATTATCATGAAGCAATCGACAACCTAGAAGATTGCATGTTCGCGCTAGCATCGATGCATCAAGACATCTTAGTAAAAGGTTTCGCAACAGATGAAGACCTTGCATACATCGAACCAAGATTTACAGAAGCTTTGAGATACATACTCACTCTCAATGCTCACAAAACACATGCTTCAAACTTTGCACGATACATCTTTGATCAGAACCAAAGAGGTCATCAAGTATATGAAGCACTTGGCATATTCAACACTGAAGGATCAATAGTTCTACAGTTCAGTGCTTTCCTAAACAATATTGTCAACTGTAAAAAGAAGGAGAAAGTAGATGGCTAATCCAAAACAACCAATCAAAGATGCAGAGTTTGACTACATGATAAACTTTGCAGATCATGAATCATCTGACGAGGTATGGCAACAAAGCATCTTCATATGTGCATCCGAATGGACAGCAGAAGAGATTGCTTACAAAGAATCAAAGGAGATTGACTAATGTACAAACGATATGATCGTCACAATAAATCCCTTGCATGGAAGATACTTGACACCCTATCAGGTTTCTTGATCTTCGCTGGGTTAATCATCCTAACAATCTTATTACTTGCAATCTAAGATTGTCACAGCATCCGGCAAGCAGAGCTTGCTGGACGCTGTATTGCTGTGCGTTTCCCAATGCCATACCCCTGAACTGCCAAACGCACAGCCTATCTTCACTCCTTCGTCGTGTATCATATATCAATAAGCCATGCTTCGCATGGCAGTCTATCTAATCGCCTCATGGCGATGGGTGGGGATGACTAGGTGTTGGCGTGAGATTGCTTCACGACTTCTGACGAAATGAAACAAAATCAATATCAATGAAAGTGAGTTACAAACATGACACTAAAATTATTGACACCAGAGTTGGCGATGCAGAACTACAAACTAAATCGTCCATACAAATTGATTCAGTATGTACCACAGTTTTATGAGAAGGATGACTACGTTGACTTCTATGCAAGCTGTGAACACTATCACGAACATGAAGACTTAGTAGTTGATGTATATTTTTACAAACAAAAATGCGATGTGCTTGGAACTAATTGGTTCTATCGGATGAGATATGCAGATGATCCAGCATCACACTCATCAGGTTTCGTACATTCAATGGCACGCAATGGAACATTCATGTCATGGTTTGTTGATCACATGACTCGTGAAGCTGTCCGCGAATTATCAAAATAAGTTTCCGATAACACAGGTCTTTCCATCTCGCGTAAAGGTTTCCCTTCGGCGGCTTCGCCGACCTTGACGCTTGGAAAGCCATGTGTTCTTCGGACTAACATAATTAAAAAGGAGAAGACTATGTTAAAGCTATTTGAAATATATAAACACTATGGTGTGGATTGTATGTACGATAGTGAGTTAACGAGTGTTGAATATTACAGACTAAAGAAAGATGGTGACATTCAAATATGGGATACCTATGACGAAAACAAAAAACCTATGTATGAAGTTTGCTGTTTGAAACATAACCGATCGAGAACATACTACAAGCTTGCCGATGCTATGATGGCTGGTGTAGCTTGGTATCTTTATCAAGGGAGTAATCTAAATGCGACACGATGATCAATCTAATCCTAAAATTATATCTCATAAAGTGCGTTGCTATAACTGTCAGCGACCAGCACAAGCTGAGAAGAAAACATTCTATGGCACAAAGCCTGGAGAAAAATATCGTGGGAATCTACCGATCAAAAAAGAAACCCCACGTAACTCAGATGATGGCAAAGTTTACTATGTAACTGAATGTTACACTGGTAAATACATCATGAAGTTTGGCAACTTCTGCAGTGTGAAATGCGGATTGATATGGGCTAACAATGAGATCGAGAGACGACGCAATCATCGCTTCGGTCAGGGTAGCTCACTCGATGAGACAGCCAAGAGCCAGTTGCTTGCAATGAAGAAGCGGATGACTGGTCAATGATTTGTTCCGTGTCCTAATAAATACGATTAAATAGGACACGACATTTTAACTAGTTGATTTTATTACTTAATTTAACTATACTTATAAATGGAGAAAGCTATGACAAACGAAACCTTATACTATTGTAAAGAAATCCTGAAGCAGATTCAGTATGCAGACCCTAATGCAATGAACTGCTGGGGAGTTATTGTTGGTCACAACTGCCATGCACTACCAGAAACTAAAGAGCGTAGAGCTGGTATCAAAATGGAGACCAATGGATTCATACACAAAGGTCGTGTCGATGTTGATCTGACTTGGCGTGATGACTACACACTCAAGTTCTATGACAAGAGTGGTAAAGTCGTCAGCACAATCGATCGTGTGTATGCTCCAGAGTTATGCCGCACTCTTGACATACATATCGAGAGTGGTCCTGACTCACCAGTCAAAGACTTACAATTTACTACAACAGTATCGGAGGTAAACTAATGGTTACTATTACCAAAGTAGATATGGAAGACCTACAGAAATATGACATAGGTCGAGACTACTTCAACGAACCAAGAGCAAACACACAATGTGGATTAGTTCTGGCATGTATACGCTTGCATGGTTCTATTACAGACAAAGATGCTTTGGCTTTCGGATGCCGTAGACTAGCATCAAGAATACATGATCTCAACCAGCGTGGAGCAGACATCATTGCAATCCGAGAAACAAAAGCTGGAGTTCACTTTGCAAGGTATATGTTCAGAGAACATTATGAAAAAGAAATCAACAACCAGTACAATGCAGAACTTGCTGGTCAAGAATCATCTCCAAGACAGAAACCATACTGGCAGAAAGACTACAAGAAGTATGAAAAAATCTTATGAGGAT